GCCCCGCAACATTCAGGAGGCCGTCGAGTTGTGGGCTGAGGGAGAAGAAATTGAGCCTCCTGTTCCCGCCGGCTTCGAGGAAGTTGCGCAGTCGGAGGCGGCACAGGGAGGAATGCTCATGCTGGTGGATATCAATTTCGACTTCCTTGACCAGAAAGTCGTCCCTGTCAATATTTCCATGCCCGTCTATGTGCGCAACCGTATTGACAGAGCCGCAAGGGAGCGCGGACTTACCCGTTCCGCCTTTATCGTGAAGGCGGCGGAAGCCTTTGCCTGAAAAGCCACTTGCCAAAGCCCGTCAAAGCCCCTATTTAAAAGAGGCGGGGCCGAGAGTGCTGGTAACACCACGGCCCCTTGGGCACGTCCTCCGCAAATCATGGGGATTTACAGTTTCAGCGCCCCGGTGAGAAGCCCTCTCACCGGGGAAACTTGCATTTTAGAGGTTCAACAAGCGAACCATCCAAGCCGCAAGGACGGCGGCCAGCACGTCCCGGAGAAAGTGCTTCATGGGTCTATCCTCCTTTCAGAGGACGTGCCCACAGCGGCTTTCTACCACCTCTTATTTTTGCTGTCCACGAGCGACTTTTACAGCGCAACCCCATCAGCCGTAACCGGCTCAATAGCCTGCACGGCCTCGAGTGTCTGCGCCGTCCGCACCTGTTCACGCAGGGCGCGGTTCTGCGCCTGTATTGTCCGCAGCTTTGTGAAGACGGCCTTGCTCTGCTCCAGATCGTCGGTGCTCAGGGCGCTCGCGGCGTCATCGTCAGCCGCCGGCGTCGCGGGGGTGAGCATGGCGGCCACAATGTCGGTCGTCGAGCGTATCAGTTCGGCGTCGATGGCCGCCATGGCCGCGTCGAATCGTGCAAGTCCGGCTGCCCGCGCCTCCTTGAGCACGGCAGCCGGATAAGCGGCCTCATACTCCTGCGCCCATGCCGTCAGTTCATCTTCCGTGGGCATGCCCCGGCCTATCGTCTTGGCGTCCCAGAACGCGATATATGGCCCGGTGCCGTTGCTGTCGTCGCGTACCTGCCACGCGCCGTCAATCCCGCCGAACTGCGGGAATTTGTATGCCAGAATAGATCCGAGCTGCATGTGTCTCTCCTTGTTTATTGCAGATAGGCAAGGCTGAACGTGTTGATATAGTGTGTGCCGTCGACGGCGGAAGTCAGATTCGCAGTCGACAGTTGCGCCTGTGACTGGAAGTAGGCCGACAGATAGATTTTATCACCTGCAAGCACCGGCAGCAGCGCGAATATGGGGGACGGCTTGAATGTCACTTCGGCGGTCTGCGTATAGTTGGGGTTGTACTCGGCCTGATTGCCTTTTTGCGCACCGCGATCACGGCGCAGATTGAAGCTCGCGCCCCCAACGCTTGCGCCCATGCCGTAGGCGCGCACCAGGCTCATGGCGAAAACAAGACCCGCGCGAGGACAGGTATAGACGCCGTTTGCGAAATTGCCCGTATCGCCGGCATCAGCCGTAAACGGCACCACGGTCTCGGTCTGCGCCGCGCAGGTCAGATCGGCATGCAGGCTTGCCTGCACATGGGGCATTGCGCCGCCCACCTGTTCCCACGGGCCCCAGACATTTGTATCCCGGGCATGGCGGAACCAGATTTCCGTGCCGGTGAAATTCGGGCGTATGGCCCGCAGAATCTGCGTCGTGCCCTGAGCAAAAGATGCGCCGCTGTTGGCGGCCGATCCATAAACCGACATTTTGCTGACCTGGCCGAGCGAAACGGGCAGATCGTCCACCCCCGTGATGGCGATGCTGTACTCGCCGGGTATCGTCACATCATCTATCGAACCAGCTGTAACTGCCCTGTCGCCCTTGACTACCTTTTTGATCGAGTCGGAATAGGCAAGACTTGAGAGGTCTGCGTTGAGAACAAGATAATTGTCAGTTTTCTTTATTGTTTTATCATCCGGTAGTATAATATCGTCAGGCTGGACCGTCAGCTTGCCCAGAGCGGCCAGGAGCTGGGCGTTGTTTTCCTTGCTCAGCTCGATTCCGGCGCCGGTGATCACGGCGGCAATCTCCTCCTGCACCGCGTTGAGCCACTCGTAGGTGACACGCGTGGACATCTGGCCGGTGGCCGGATTGCCCGGCCCGAAAAAGCCGGGGGCATTCACTCCTTCGCGCGCGACGGGCAGTTCGCCCACCGCGCCGGGACCGTCGATACGAAACATATTCAATCTCCTTGCTTCGCGCCGTAGCCGAACAACACAATGGTATGCGCGGGCCTGGCGCGGCTGATGACACACTCGAACACACTGTTGCCCCAAGTGGCGAGGTAGTCCTCCGCTCCGGAGGACTCGGCCTGAAACCAGCGGATGGGAAACTCGTCCGCCACGTTGAGACGGAACACGAAAAGCCATGCATCATAGTTACTGGGTGTGAAGACGGCCGGCACAAGAGACGAGTCGACCGTGCCGCCGCCCGGTGCGTCGTTGAGGTATTCATCCGCGCCGCCGGCGTCCGCCGCAAAGGGCCGGAACTCCTCAACGGTGGCGTCATAGCCCATGCTGGCGGCCAGTGACTCGAAAAAGGGGATATCCTGCCCCACGGGGCGAACCAGCTTGCGCAGCACCTGGGCACGGCGTTCATCCAGCGTGGACGACATCAGACCGCATTCGTCGGGCAGGCCGAGCAGACGCTCCCAGTCTTCCAGCGCCTCGACCGTGCTTTGCGGGTTGGTCTCGTCCAGCAGATGCCATGCCGCGCTGTCCAGACGGGCCAGCTCTTCGGCCGCCGCCGCCAGCAGGCGGGAGAGTATGGCACCCGGCTCACGAACCCACGCGGACCCGCGCGGCAGCAGAGCCTGAATCATGGCCAGATAATCCCTTGCCTTGCGTATGGTCATGATACGGCCTGTATGCTTACCGTGCCCAACACGGGGATCTGGTTTGCCTTCGGCGCAATGCTGACCGCGGGCTTTATCAGCACATGATCGAACTCGCCCGGCGTGGTGCTGATGGCTTCGGCAATGTGCGTCAGAGGTATGGCCGTGCCCGGTTCTCCTTCGCGCACAAAAAGATCCGCAAGTTCGAGCGCGATGTTCCGGGCAAGCTCTTCGCTGTAGGGTGTGACGCGGGCCTCGATATCCACCGCCAGGGCTTCCGGCGCAAACACCACCAGCGCGGCCGTAACGGGCCTGCGCTCGTCAATATACGCCTGCACGCGGGCGACCATTTCGTCAGAGGGCACAGGGCCGTCCTCGGCGTCATCGCACACAAAGGTCACGCCCACCGTGCCGATGCCGAGCCAGAGGGGAAAGCACCAGGCCCTCGTCACGCCGGGAACCTCGAGCGCCCACTGGATGTAGTCGTCCGCGTTCCCGCCATGAGGCGGGTTGCGGATTTTTTCCAGCAAACGGGTGCGTACGGACTCATCGTCTTCCTCGTCCGCACCGCCGGAAAGGCCCAGAGACAGGGCGCTCATGTCCGCTCCGGCGATGGGAGAAACCAGCTGCAATTCCGCGCCTGGCTCCAGATTGCCTGCCTCGCCGTTTTCTTCCGCTTCCAGAGACAATGTGACCGTACCGGCCACGACAACCGCATCCGCCGTTACGCGGTAGAACAAGCCGCGCGAATCGCGGTATCTGGTATCGGCGGGGAATGTCGTTCCTTCCGCTCCGCCTGCCGAAGCGCTGCCGGACGCGGCGGAGCCGGGCTTGCGGGTGACGCCCCATATGACGCTCCAGCGCAGCAGGTACTCGGCTTCGGCAGTATCAGGAAAGACCTGCCGGAATATCCAGGCCAGAAAGCCGTGCATGAGATGGCAGGAGCCGGCCCATACCAGAGACATGACGCGCAGTACGGAACGGGAAAGCAGCGCGCCGCCGCCGAGCAGACGGCCGGAGAAATCCGTGGCGATTCGCTGCTGAAGCTGTTTAAGCGTTGGCCGGTTCCACGGCATAATTCCCTCCGTTGTCAAAATGCAGCTTGAAATTCCAGGCGCTGGTGCGCGGTTCCTTCGTACGCTTGTCCGGATACGTCACGGACACGGTCAGAGAGCACGCGCCGGACGCCGGATGTCCGACCTCGACGTCCACATTTTCGGCCAGCCCGTCTCTCGTCAGCCAGGACAGAGCTTCACGGGCGTACTGTTCCGCCCGGACGCGCACCCGGGCCATATCCTTTTCCCTGGCCAGCAGCCAGAGGCGGGAGCCGATGCTCTCACCGCCCAGGGCGTCGCCCCAGAAGCCGCGCAGATCGCTCCGGTCATACTCCGGCGGCAGCTCGTCGGCATCCGCCGCGCGGGCGTCGGTGAACAGCGAGATGACCACTGCCGTGTACAGGCTGTCGTCCGCCAGCAGGTCGCCGCCCTGAAGCCGCAGATCGGCGGAGGAACCGGTAAAGAAAAGAAGACAATCCATGTGGTCAGGACTCTTGTAAAAAAGTTTTTGCACGGGAAGGCTCTGCCTCCCCGTGCCCCACCGGCAGGGGCAACGCCCCAAAAACAGTATGCATCATACCGGCCCCCCGGTGGTTCCGCCGCCCGGTTCGACACCGGTATGGACGTGCGAGTCCAGCACCTTGCCGTTGCTGGTGATTTCTCCGCCGGTATTGGTCAGGCCGCCCTCCATGCGTGCCGGGCCGTCAAGCCCGTTGGCCGTACCGCCCCAGGTAATGCCTTTACGGATGGTGACATGACCGCTGAATTCGGTTTCCGGCGTGTTGACCATGACCCTGCTCGCGGCGTTGATGGTCGCGTCCTCAATGTTCGCGGACAGATGCATGGTCGAGATGGTGATATGCCGATCTCGGCCGAACAGAATGCTGTCGCCCTCGTCGGTGTACAGGCAGACCTCGCCGGGTTTGAGCGTGGTGAAGCGGAAACGCCTGTCGTCAACGGCCAGCACGACAGGGTGGGAACGATCCGCGCCGACAAAAAAACACACGGCCTCCGCCCCCTCCAGCGGTCGGGAGGTCAGCCCGTACTGCTGGAAGCGTTCGACACCGTCCTGTACTTCATCTTCCAGCAGGGTGATCTGCAAGGTCTGCATTTTCGGGGCGTCATCCGTGCGAGTCACCACGCCTCGGGAAATGAGATTGCGGCACGCGTCCATGACGCGGTTCAGCGCGCGGGACACGGCCCTGTCACTCGGCATGGGCGTATTCCTTCTGAGCGGCATAGGCTTCCTCCGACTTGCGGACGAGTACGCCGATACCCGTGCCGCCTGCGGAACCGTTCTTTCCACCGGGAGTATCCGGTTCGGGCTGGAAGGCATCCGGGTCCTTCAGTTCAAGTCTGGCTGTGGTGCCGTTCCGGGCATCCCTGCCCAGCACAAGACGGGTAATGCACAACTCCTGCGCGATGCCCAGCCAGGGAAGCTCGCAGTCCACCAGACCGCCCAGCGGCCAGAGCGTGCCGTCGTCCTGCCGCCAGCCCTGCACGGTGATATTGACCGCCGTGCTTTTGGCGGCGCGCAGAGTCTTTTCCCATACCGCGCGCTTGCGCATATAGCCCGCGTCACCCTGCTGTTCCGCACGCAGAAGATAGGGCCGATAACGGGTGACCCCCTCGTCGCGCGTTTCCCCGCGCACGGAACAGGCCGCGCCGTATGCGGCGTCAGACCCCTGGCGCTGCCCCTGGACAATGTAGTCGGAATAGCGCTCTCCCAGATCAAAGGTTACGGCGGCGGACAGGATGTTAATCCCCTGAATGAGCGCCGTGGATGCCTTTTCCTGCCCGATTTTCGTCAGGACAAGCCCACCCGCGCCGTCCGGCAGACAAAGCAGTTCGCGCTGTTTCAGCGCACGGGAGAGAGCGTCAAACGCGCTCTCTCCGGGTTCCACCTTGAATGTGGGGAATACTCCGCCCGGATTGACGCCGGCGGCCACGGAGACGCCTACGCCGAAAGGCCGGCCCAGTATGGCGGCCAGTTGCGCGGCATCCAGCCGCAGCCACTGGCCGGGCCTGTGCACGGCGGCGCAGTCGACCAGGTCGCCGCTGGAATCGCGGCCCTCGGCCGTAACGGTATGGGAGGTGGCGGACAAGGTGAAACTTGTCTTGTCGATAAAACCGGAAATCAGGGGGGTGGGCGCGCCGGAACCGCACGATGAAAGCAGCACGCAGCGCATGCCAGCCGCCAGGGGCATGGCCTTTTGTCCCGGTTCCCATCGGTCGGTCAGGCCCAGGGCGAAGCCCCCGGCGATGGTGTCCACCGAACGGGTGATCTGGCAGGAGGTCCAGCCCTTCCAGTCCACGCCCTCAATACGCAGGGTGACATGTTCCGTATGGTCAGTCATGGACAAGCTCCAAATTTCGGGCGGCAGGCACAAAACCGGGATGCCCCACGCCGTTGCGGGTGACAATGTCGTCCTCGGCAGCCAGATCCCCGGTGTAGCGCCAGGACACAACCAGCGATGGCAGGGAGCGGGCCAGCGTGATCGTGCTGATATCCGGCGTCTGCCCGGCATGTTCGGCCAGAGCCAGCAGCACGGAGGATCGCAAATCCTCAAAGGCGGCGATGGCGGCATCGCCTTCCGGCGTTGAGGGCAGCGCGGCGATGACCGCGTCCACTGCCTCGACCACTTCGCCGCGCAGATGCTGCGCCTCGTCGCGAGATCCGGGCGCCGTGCTTGCCGTACCAAGCAGCGCCTCAATGGTGGTAAATTGCTTGATGGCATTGGTGACGGCGGCAGCATTCTGCGCGGCCGAAGTACGGGTGATGCCCGCTTCCGGCACGGGCGCGGCCTGAAGGCCTTTTGCCGCGGCGAAAAATTCATCCGGATTCGGCGCGATGCCGCCGGAGCCGGAGAGCGAACCGGAACCGGCGTCGGAAAAGAGCCTGCGCAGGGAAGCGCCGAAGGTTCCGGTCCGGAACATGTTATAGAGCGCCGTGGCCGAACCGGTTACATTGCGGAGCCAGCCCGTGGACGAGGTCAGATCCAGACCAATGATATCCCCCACAGAGGAAAGCCCGGACAGCAGAGCGTCGAGCGGCTGGCTGACCACATAGTCGATGACGCCGTTGAGGGCGATGGCACCGTCAAGAATATCCTGCACCAGAGCTGCGGCCGCCTCAGCCCGGCTCACGGCCATGCTGACATGGTCAGCCCGCGGGGCCGGGCGATCGGTGCGCGTGTCATTATCCACACGCACAAAGGCCATTGTAAAAACGGCCATGCCGCCGTCTGTGGCGGACTGTTCCACGCGGGCGGACATGAGCGCAACGGTGACGGAGCCGTACCAAGGGTGTACCAGCGTACCCGGGCCGGGCGCATCCAGCGCCGCCTGGAGCCTGTCGCGCCGGACCATGTAATCCCCCCCCAGGACGAAGCCGGTAATATTGATGACGCGGGGCGCACGGCCCATATCTTCAACATACGGGTCGTCGCGCTGCGGATAATCATGCCGCACCGTGCGGCGGCCCACCTCGTCGGAGGCTTTCGTCACGCCGAACGCCACGCCCCGGAAGCTGGCCGGAAGAAGTCTGTCTCGCCATGCGCTCATGTTCAGGCTCCCATGTAGCCCAGGGCGGAGTCGTCAGAATACACTACCCTGGCGGCGTCGCCTTCACCCTGAATTTCATACCCTTCCGGCACGATGAGCCGCACCACGTTTTCCGTGCGCCTGATCTCGGTATTGGTCACGCCGGGTACGCCGCCCGCGGCGACAGAAGGCATACCCACAGACGTGCCGGAAGGGCCGCCGGACAGTGTTCCGGCGGGTTGTCCCGCGGCGACGGCAGGAATATCGACAGTCGGTTGTCCCCCGCCGATGCCCATCCACTCCTTGAGCCAATCGGGGAGCTTGCCGGTCAGGCTGTCGAGAAAGCCGCTCCAGTCTCCAAACAGGTTTTTCATAAGGCGGGCGAAAAAGTCGCCGAAGCCGTTCCATTCACCCTTCAGCGTTTCGACTATGGCTATGAGGGGTTCAAACAGCAGGCGCAAAGGACTGTGGCGAACGGCGGCGACAAATTCGTCCCAGTGTTTGACCAGAGCATAGATTCCGGCCCCGATACCGGCCACGGCGGCAATAATCCAGCCCACGGGCGTGGTCAGGATAGCCGCGCCCAGAGAAATGAATGCCGTCGCCGCGCCGGCCAGCGCCGAAAGCAGCGGGCCGGACAGCACGGCAGCCACAACGGCCAGCATGCGGTCCGCACCGCCCAGAGCGTCGGAGACGCGGCCCAGCCACCTGAACATGTCGCCCAGGCCGGACAGCACGCGCTCGCCTGCCCGGACGAGTTCGGGCAGACGTTCGGCGAAACTTTCAACCCACTGCCGTATTTTTGCGGCGATCAGCTCACGGTTGACTGCCGCCCACTCGCGCAGACGCTCGATGAGAGGCAGCAGGATCGGGACGAGGTCCTGCCCCACGGTGAAGCCCAGCCCCTTGAGCGTGGACTTGAGCTGCTCCAGCCCGCCGGCAAAGGCCTCCGACTGTTTCAGGGCCTGCCCATTGAGTACAAGGCCGAGCCGGGCAGCCTCGCCGCCCAGTTTTTGCAGACCTGTGGAGCCCTGATTGAGCAGGGGGATAAGCCTTGCGCCCTCGTCGCTCAAAAGTTGCAGGGCAATGGCGGTCTTGACCGGGCCGTCCTCCATGCGGGCAAAAGCGTCGGCAACATCCGCCAGCAATGCATCGCTTTTGCGCATGTTGCCGTCGACCGTGCGCACATTGACGCCCAGCGCCCTGAATGTCTTCTGCAAGTCCTCATTGCCTGTGGCGGCGTCCACGGCCTTCTCGCCCAGGTCGGCCAGCACGTCGGCAAAAGCATCGGCATCCGTGCCGGATGTCCGGGCGGCGTAGGCCAGGCGCTGGAATGACTCCGCGCTGACGCCCGCCCGGGCGGACATGCGTTCCGTCTCCCGGCCCGCGGCAGCGCTTTCCGTGACCAGGGCTGCGATTCCTCCGCCGGCCGCGCCCAGCGCCAGAGACAGCATTCCGCCCAGACGGGTGAAGCGCTGGGCGGTGGCGGCAAAACCGTCCCCCACGCGCATCACTGATGCCCCCAGCTGTTGCACGCCGTCGGTCAGCTTGCTGATTCCCGTTTCCTGCCCCAGCTGAGAAACCGCCGAACCGAGCCTGCGAAAACCCTGCGTATTACGGTTGACGGCCTCGTTGAGCTTGCGGAAGGGAGCGGTAAAACGATCCACCGCGCCGATGACAAGATCAAGCTTTGTTTCCTGTTTGCCTTTTGCCATTTCATTCCCGTGCCGATTTCAATGCCTGCGCCCCCAGATCGAGCGTGTCGACCCAGAACTTCAAATCTTCCGCCGTCATGTCCAGCAGGGCGTCCGGCGGCCAATGCGTGAGCAGGGCTAGGGCGCCTAGGCTGTCTCGCCAGTCGGGCGGCCAGAGCCGAAAAAAACGCCGGCCGTCTCCACCACAGTCAGCAGGTCCTCGCCTTCAAGCTGCTCCATAACGCTGGGCGGCTGTCCGCACAGGCGCCCGGCCAGGACAAGCAGGTGTTCAAAGCCCATGGAGAGCGGCAATCCGCGCAGGTCTCTGCCCTTCATCGGACGGGAAAAGGTCAACTCCGTGATGTTCTCGGCGCCATGACTGACGGGGTGCTGTAATACGATGGTTTTGGGCTGCATGTCAGACCTCCTGCCCTTCCTGGCGAGATTCGAAGCGCACGGCGATTTCCGCCTCGCCGGTGGTCACGGAGCCTTCCCCCGCGAACCAGGCGTTGTTCAGCACAATGGTCTTGCCTATGGCCAGTTCCAGCGTGACGGTGGCGTTGTCCACCGTGGCGAGATCGGCCAGCGAAAGCCCGGGCGCGTCCGTCACCGCGCCCTCGATAAAGGCGACCTGCGGCGTCTCCTTGTAGCCATGCACCCCGTCCGCGCCGATGATGGCATCGCGCTTGGGCTTGCCCAGATTGTAGGTATAGTCGCCCTTGGCGTCGCGCAGCTCTCCGTTGATTTTAACGTAGATTTTTCCGGCGCGAAGGTTGTTTCCTGCCATGGTGATCTCCTTGTCTTACAGCCTGAACTGGATAAGCGTGGGCCAGAAACGGAGCTGGTTGACCAGGTCCGGCGGCATGAGCATGTCCATGCGGTTGACATCGCGGCTGTTGCGTTCGACCACGAGGTCGGCCTTGAACTGATCCAGGTTTTCCACCAGGGCCAGTTCCTGCCAGTCCATGAACGCGGCCACGGCCTCGGTACGCCCGAGTTTGGGCGTCATCACGGCCTGCCCGGCCGGAATGGGATTGCCGTCGTCCATGAGCTTGTGGCGCGGGTATTTGCGCGCCAGCCGGTTGACCCAGTCCCATCGCAGATACATGAGCGTGAGCAGGGTGTTGACGTCCAGATACGCGGTATCCGATGCGCCGGCGGCAGAGCGCTGGTAATTGGTGATGACACGTTCGATGAGTACTGTGCCGCCGTCGCTGAC